CGGGAGTTCCTGTAAACGTTAAGAACATCTGCCGTGCTTCGTCGGCTGCTCCGTTAGCAAGAGTTAAGGTGTATGTCGTACTTGTCAGCGCAATGGAGGCTGTTCCTGAAATGGCAGAATCAACAAGGCTAGTAATGCCTGTGTTTACAGTGTTACCCCAAGATGCTGGTAGTTCACCTTGAACTGGCAGGGTGAATCGAAGATTGGTTGTGTATGAACTTGCCATTTATTACTCCGAGACAGTCAGTATTTGCTGCCAGTTGGGTTAACCCGTAAAAAACTATGCGCTGCGAATGAGCGCAGACGTATAAGTATTAGCTGGCATTGTGATTAAAAATGTGTAAATTGGTGTTTTGTCAGCACCAAAATCCAAAACAGCTATAGCTTTGTTGCTTTTTGAAGCGTTGTAGATCAATGCGCCACGGCAAGTAAAGTTGCTTGGCTCCCAAGAGGCATTGTTAAAGTTTACATATGCCACACCGTTACTGGTGTTTACCGTGGCCCCGGTCAGGGGAATGCCTCCTGCTGAGTACCCCGGTCCGTTAGGTACTTCGCCCGAAGTGATGTAAACCGTAGTATCTGCGTTAATAGTTGCACTTGATGTGTACAAAGCTATCTTGAGGGTATCTACTAAAAGATTGTGTACCCCTTGGTATAGCTCTGCCTTGAAGCTGGTGCATTGAGTTTGAGAAATGCTCATTACAGCACCTGAGTTCTAGTCTGCCCACTTCGGTAGGCATCTTGTCTAAGTTTGCCGTCACCCAAATTCTTCAACAAAGCAATGGACTGTATGTACATATCTTGGTAGAGTTTGACCATATCTTGCTCACCCTTCATAAACCGGATAGCCTCGACCAATGAGCCATTAAGCAGCGCAGAATCAAAGTTATCACCAAGATAAGTTGTTCCAGCGGTGACAATGCTTTCTGGGTAGAAGAAGTAGTTCAGTTCCAACGTGTAAGCAAGATCAGGCGTTGGACCAAAAGAGAAACAAACTTCTTTTGCATCCCCAACTTGAGGCCCAAAAATAGCATAGTATTTTGGCGCACCTGTAGCAGCTACCGTGGGATAGGCTTCTCGGATAAAGTTTACATCCTTGTTAAGAAGATATGTATATGCAAGCGTGGTTGGGTTAATAATTGCTGCGTCAAACGCCGACAAAAAATCTGCCGGTGCATTTAAATACATACTAGACGGGGTAAGCGTAAGCGTGGTGTTTTTGCGGAGCGATGGCAACTGAACAGTGTTGTAAATCCGCTGCTCAGTCTGCTGTGTAAATAAAGCGTACTCAGCCGCTGTGAATTGGTTTTCACAGACGGTAGCAATATTTGTACACAGATCAGCGTAGTTCATGCCATCGGACCCCTAGCCATTAAGCCTTTAGTTGCTGCGCCAGTGCCACGGATTTTTATTCCAGAAGTCTTAATAGGCTCTTCACCCGCAGACTTGCTAAATGTGCCAACGGACATATCAAGATCATTCATCTTGCTGAGGTTGGGGCCATATCCGGGGTTTGTTCCAAAACCACCTAGATTAACTTTTCCCCCAGTCATTGTGTGGGGCTTGGCGTAAACCTCGGCAGAACCGACCTCTTTACCCATGAGTTTTTGACTGAACTTAGCCATTATTTGCCTCGTTTCTGATTGGCAACCTTTGCAAGATTGCGACCCATTTTCAACATATCTTCGTTGGTTTTACCACCATTACCGCCCTTGCCGCCTTTATCGACGGGGACAGTTTTTGCACCTTGAGTAGCCATGATTTTCCTTTCAGAATTTAGGGCAGTGTGCCCGTTTAGGGTTGATTTGTCAAGATTGGCGTACCCGGAACAATGGGCCACTCGACTGTTTCTGGGAAGCCTGTTTGCTTGGTAACGTCCCGTAGAGCCTTGCGGTAGGCTGTCCAGTCGGCTTTATCTGCCCCGGCGTAGTCACCCAACTGAGTCCAGTCACAGCCAGCCAAGAGCCGGTTACGCTGCTCACGGGCCACCGAGCCGAGTTGGGATAGCCTGTCAGCCTCACGCTGGGCCTTGTCCTCGTCCGTCAGGGGGAGTAGCTCGGCGGTGTAGACCGTACCATCCCGCAGCGTTGGCTCAGTGCCGTTGCGCTTGTAGGCGTTGGCGTCGAAGTACAGATGCTCCTCCACCGGATAAACGCCAGAGTCAGCCAGCCATGCGGCATCGGGGCCGGTGTCGGGGAATGAAGTGCTGGGGAACAGCACCGCCAGCACAGTGATCTGAAACCCAGCGTCGGTTTGCTTTGCGTAGTACATGGTTATGGGCCTGTTGGGAATGTTACCGTGGGGGTTGTAATGGTTCTTGCTACACCCTTGGTGATACGAATGTCGTCTAGGTAGCCAGTAACATACTGTGCGTTAGCGTTTTGCCCAATTGGAATTGCTGATGTAAAATTAAATAGGGCTGCTGCATTTGTTGTCGTGGTTCCTGCAACGCTATTTACATACGGCGTCCAAGTGTTTCCGCTTCTAACCAAGGCAACATAAGTCCAAGTGTTTGCTGTAATTGCTCCAACAGCAACACCAGATGCTATGTCCCACGTTGTTCCATTTGAAGACAAATAATAAAATAAAGAACCAGAACTTATTAATATTGCATACGACAAATTTGCACTGGCACTACTTGCTGTGTTAATGATCTGCTGTATTCCAGCGGTGGATGTTACGTTTATCCAAAACTCAATAGTAGTATCTCCACTGCCAAACTGAATTGCCGTGCTGTTGGCGACGGATAAGTAGCTGCTACCGTTCAGGAATATACTCTCATTCCCAAACTTTTTGATCTGCGTAGTAACTGCCGGGGCACCTGTACCAGTCTCAGCCAACCCTTTTGTACTCAGGTCATAGAACGCACCAGTATCCCCCCGCACCAGCAGAGAGGTATTGGTGATTGCGGTCAGCGGTGTGGTCGATGGCGTGAAGTTGGCGGTGTATACGGCTGTCTTGGCTACTCTGGCATTGGAGATGTAACCACTGAACGCATTTGGCGCATACCCGTTACCGTATTGCCCTATGCCATATCGCGTTGTGGTTGCTCCACCACCGTTTGTGACACTGGTAAATGTGTCAGTCAGCGTCCCGTTTTTGTATAGCTTTAGTGTGGTGGTCGAGTTAGTGTACACCGCAGCTACATGCGTCCATGTGTTTGCTGTAATTGCTGAGGTAGCCTGATATGCAGCCTGACCAGCGCCCGTTGTTGGACGAATATATATTACAGCGCCATTAGTTGTAGCCGCAAATGTTAATTCACCAAAGTTACCAACAATCGGGGTTACGCACTTTGAGATTATTATGTTTCCTGAATTGGAAGAGGTTACAAATGTAGAAATGTTTACCCACGCCTCAAAAGTCCAGTCCGAGGCGGATAAGTTGTCTGCAGTTATACCTGTTACAAAATCATTTAACGTAGGGCAATAAATGCTTCCGGGGTATGTATTCCCAAACGGGCTAAGTCCTGAATACACAGCAGAGCCACCTACGCTCATGGTCAGAGCATTTGGCCCTTGGTCTACGAAGGTGGCATTGTCGAACATACCCTGCCCTGTACCAGTGATGAGCAAGCTGGTGTTTGTGATTGCGGTCAGCGGTGTGGTCGATGGCGTAAAGTTGGCAGTGTATACGGCTGAGCCTTTGACTACTCGGAGGTTGGAGATATTTCCTGTCCAGTAATACAACAAAGGGTAACTTGGGCTGTGTCCGACTTGGAACCCTGTGGTTCCAGTAATGTTTTTTGAGTTTGTTGTGCTGTATACCGATGAACCGTTCAGGTAAGCGGTAAATGTTGTTCCGCTACGCACCCATGCAACATGGTTCCATGCGTTTAAGGTAAAAGACGTACCAGCAGTTTGCTCAAGAGTTGTGGTGCCATCATAAGCAGTCAATCTATAAAGTGGCGCTGTTAAATATGCAACAATACCAAAATACATATTAAGGCCGCTAGTGGCAAATAACATATTGTAATTACCTGATGCATTTGCTGTCATATAAGCCCATGCTTCAACAGTAAAGTCTCCAGTACCAAACTCAGCCGCTGTGCTGGTTGTACCAGAAACATATCCTGTGCTACCGTTAAACCATTCACTCCCCCCTACCCCGCTAAACGGCGTGTTCAGACTTGGGTTAACCACCCCGTTGCGCGTGATGGCAAAGTTATTGGTGCTGCCGTCCTGAAAGGTCAGGTTGTTCTCAAAGTTCGTGAGCAGGCTAACGCTTGTCCAGTACGGATCGCCTGATGTACCCGCTACAACTCCACCTGTTTTAGCTGCTGCGAACATATTATGGTGTGTAGTTTTGGCCTAATGTGGACCCGTACCAGTTGGTCCCATCACTGAAGAATGAGAACACATCCTGCCTACTGGCGGTGCTTGTGATCGTCGGGGCTGTACCGGAAGGCCATTTGACCGTTGACCAAGTGACTGTGAAGCTACCTGAGCCGGTCTTGAGCATGATAATAAAAGACTTGCCCGATACCGCTGTGGGCATGGTAATGGTTGGACTGCCGGTCAGGGTGAGTATCTGTACCGTGCCGTTGGTCAAAGCAATCGTGATTGCCGTGCTGGTGTTGGCTGTAAACGGCGTTTCGGTATAGTTTGTGACCGTGGGGTTGGTCAGGGTCTTGTTGGTCAGCGTGGCCGTGCCGTCTACCGTCACCAAGCCGCCTGTGGTGTTCACGGCGTTGTTGATCGCGGTGACTACGCCAGTGCCTGTTGTGGTGGTAGATGGTGCTACCCCTGCCCCGCCGCCGATTACGATGGCACTAGCCGTCAATGCGGCACTCGTAGCCCATGTAGTGCCGCTGGAGAAGTAGGGGATGCCGCCGCTCGTTCCTGCCACCGTGAGAGCGGGGGTTGTGGTCGCAGTAGCTACGCTGACAATGCCGCCTGTAAACGACACGCTAGAAACTGTTCCGGTAGTGGTGGCAGTTAGAGTCCCGGTGGTAAATGATAGTCCGGTTCCAACGGTGACATTGCTGAAACCACCGGCAGCATTCCCGTATAGGATGGAAGAACCCGACGTAGCTGGAGCATAGTCCGTACCAGACACTGCGGCACTCATGGCCGTTCCGTTGCCTTTAAGCAGCCCGGTCAAGCTGGTGGTCAGGGTTATAGCTGGTGTGGTAGTTGCTGTGGCTACCGTACCAGCGAACCCGTTTGCTGACACAACACTAACAGTGGAAACTGTTCCAGTAGTGGTAGCTGACAAAGTACCTGCACTGAATAAAAGCCCAGACCCTATGGTTACGCTGCTAAACCCACCCGCCCCGTTGCCGTAGAAGATTGCGGTGCCTGTAGTCGCGGGTGCGTAGTCCGTACCGGAGGTGGCGACAACGATATTACTGGATGAGCCTGTGCCTTTGAGAATCCCGGTCAAGGGAAGACTAAGTGCTGTAAGTCCAGTGATTGTTCCGGTGCCGACTATTTGAACTGGCATGTCATTTCCTTACGTAATTGTCCATACCGCTGAACCGTAAACATTGGCAAAACACCCATCAGGTATTCTAGCTGGCCCCGCTGTAGTGGTATCTACTGTTATCTCGTACAACGTGCATATCAGCACATCTTCTGCTGTGACTTGTCCAACCGCAGTAATAGTCACCAAGTTGTTTGGTGTCAACACGGAATCAAAAAAACTTGATCCACCAACGGGGTTCCATCCCCATTGGATATCCCTGTTCTGTACATAGCCAGCAAAATCTGGTCTAGGGTTGCGTACAGCCTGCGGATCAGACACTGGGTACATACCAAGTTGTAACTGCGGATGGTCTTGCTCCCAGCAGGTACGGCAGACCTTTACATTGATCTGCTTGGTCTTTAGAACCAGTTCTTTCAGTTCCTTTAGCTTATACCGAAACCCACACCTATCGCACTCAGCGATGGCTTTTGCGCCAACGGTGAATCTATTCGCCATATCAACTTATAAACATTTGCCGGGGCACAAACCTAACCGCAGCTTTATCACGATCTTCGTCAGAAGCCAAGGCCCATGCTTCATCATATTGGGCTTTCAGAAGCTGCATACGCTCTATCGCGCCGGGTATCTTCAGAGATAGGTAATACGCTAGACCAGCAACTAAACAAGGCAGAAACCTGAAAGGTACGTCCATTGTGTTTACACCGTTACCTGCGTCCTGAATCCTGCGTAGACGCCAGTAGACAAAAGAGTAGGACTGTGATCCATCTGGAATAGGCCATAGCGTGACCGTAGGTATGTCTTCCTGCCGATTGATGTAAACCTGAATGGGTCTAGCCTGCGTCAACTTGTTTGGGATCGTGGAGTACGTGGATACACTGATCCGGGTGATGGTCAAATCGGCTTGAGTAGATACATTACCTGCCCCGGTACGTATAACGTGTTCCAAGAGGTCTACGGTGTAATCCGGGAGGTTGTACGTGGCTGTTCCCTGTACCAATGGAATAGAACCTTGTTCTACTGTCCATAAGTTAACTCCACGATTAGCCCAGTCAGCAAACAGTAAGTTCATTGACCGACGGGCGGTTCTTAGGTCATAGCCGGTACGTAGCTCTGCACCACAGCGTTCAAACGATTCCTCTACTATCTCACTGAGGTCGAGGTTAAATGCGGTAGTGCCTGAAGTTGCCATAGCTTACTTTGCGGTTAAGGCTGATTGCTTGAAGTCTTTGGCTGTTGGCGCACCCGGTTGACCAACTTTACGCATTTTCTCACCAGAGCCTTTAGCAATTCGCTTACGTTTTGCATTAATGTTTGCATACAGCCCAATCTCGCCACCTTTGGCGTACATGGTTACATCGTTAGGATTATCCTTACGACGGATGGTTTTAGCTTTTGGCATTTTAGATGGGGCAATGTCCCCCATCCCGCGGCTTGCTCTCATATCAACATATCTTTCCGCGAGTCTTACCGCGCTGGGCTATACCGTCTGCCCTTGAAGATACCGACCCACCAGAGGCATAGCCTTTGACTGCTCCGCCTTTTTTCATGCCAAACGCATCTTTAAACCTTTGGTTTACTGAACGAGAATCCGTAGTTGAACCTTTTTTTGCTCGTTCTCTTGACAGTTTAATTCGATCAGCAAGGGACAACTTAGTTTCATCTACAGGCTGGGCTGCTTGTGCAGAAGTTTGTGGTGCAGAAGCTGTTGCTTTAGCTGGGGCAGAAGCTGCTGCTGAACGTCGTTGTGACGGGTCTTTGGACATTGGGTTTGCAGCAAAGCCTTTTCGCGTATAGGTCTCCAGATCATCACGGGTTGGACCACCTTGACCACCACGACTAGCGCCACCAGTTAGTTTAGACGCTAACCTTTTTTTCTCCAAAGAATCGTAGCTTGTTTGATTTTCTGCCTGATCATTATTTTGGGTACGGCTTGCTGCTTTGGCTGCTGGCTTTGTGGACCCTTGATTCGTAGCCACATCAACTTTTTTCTTTGCTACGGGTTGGCTTGGATATGCATTGGCATATTCAGCAACTCTAGCATCACCTGTTGCTACTTGCGCTCCAACTTCCGGTCTCTTTGTTGGCATGTCTTCAGTAACCCTAGTAACGCCCGGAGATACTCTTGGTGATGCAAGCCGCTTTGACTCCAAAGAATTGAAACTTGTGTCTTCGTCGCTTGGCATAGCAGGCCGGGCCACTGGAGCAGTTTTTACTACCGGAGCGACAGCTTGAGCTTGTGGAGTAGTGTTTACTTGCGGTGCTTTAGCTGCTTTTTCGGCTTCTAATCTTCGACCATAGCCAGCGCCGTACTTGTTGTACGCCTCTGAACCTTTCTCGTCAATGTTTCCTTCCCCAAACCGACCAAAAAATCCACTGGATTTCTTTTCAGCATTTGAGGCTGCTAACCCGAGAGCTTTATATTTAGCTTCTTCAGCATCATCTATTTCACCGCCACCGTCAAATTTACGTTTTTTCATGTTGGCTCCTTAGCAAACTTTACCGCGAGTTTTACCGCGCTGGGCAATGCCATCAATAGAGCCGCCCTTAGCATACTTCTTAACCTTACCGCCTTTTTTCATAGCAGGAGGCATAGCTTGGGCCGCTTGTGCCCCTTCGTCCATTGCGCCTTCTTTTGCTTGTTGAAGCATCATGGCGCGTTTAGCCCGAATCTCAGGCGTGACAACCGTGTCCATATTCATCTCTGGACGACGGGGGACATAGTTACGCATTCCTGCGCGAGTGCTACTTACTGGCATATTGTTCTCCTTAGCAGGCCATGCCGCCACGGTTCATCTTAATCTGCTTGGCTTGGGTTTTACCTTTAGAGGCAATGCCATTAGCAGAAGAGCGAAACGCACCGCCTTTAGCCAATTTTAGATCAGTACCTTTGCCGCCTTTATGCTCTTGCATGTCATGCTGCTTAAAGGCTTTTTTGATCATGGCTTTGTCTTGTGCTGTGTCGGCCATACCGCCTTCAGCCATTTTCTTGATTCCGCCTCCGCGATTCATACCCATCATTTGCTTTTTATCAAAAGCCTCTTCCTTTTTGGAGCCTTCTTTACCTTTGCCTTTAACTTCAACATCCTTACCGGATTTTTCGAACTTAGCAAATGGGTTTACACCTTTAGTAGCCATATCACCACCTTTAGAAAATTTACGGCCTTTGTCTGCCGCTGTGAAGTCTTTACCCACACTCATCGGAACGCCAACTTTTTTGGCAAATGACGGTGAGTGTGCAATAGCCGCCATAAAATTGTGTTGTTTAGAAGAGACAGAAGGCATTATTTTTTCCCGGTCCACTGTTTAACGGTGTCGGTTTCCCAAATTCGAATTCCTGTCCAAATAATTGTGAACAAGGCTGCAACAGATGGAAGCATGTCTGCCAATGTCCCGAGTACGGTTGCAATGGAAAGCGCATCAATGATGTGCTTAAGAGTGTCTTCTTTCATATCAGCATTTCCATCTAGCAAGAGAAGCGGCTTTGCGCGTAGGCTTGCCTTTCTCGTCTTTCATTGGTCCGGGCATACCGTTCATGCGAGAGCAAAATGAATCCTTGCGCTTACCGCCTTGGGGCTGCGGTGCCTTGAGGTTGCTGCCTGTGGCTGCGTTATAACGGGCACGACCTTTGGCTGTCAGTCCAGCCCCCTTGGATACAGGGAGCTTTTCGCCTCGGCCAACAGCTAGTGATGGGTTTTTAGCCATAAAAAGAAAGTGTCGTGTAGACATCCCCAAAGCGAGTTACTGCGATTGTACCCATATGCGCCTAGTCGTCAAACACATAGATGGTTTTCCGTCCTGCGGGGGCGTAAGTACCTGTATAAATACCTCCGGGGCCGTAGATCACCCCAAGCCGCACATCTGCGGGGTCTGGGTATGGCGGGGAGTGTACTGCCGCGCCCACAACAACTGCGCCGGGTCCAACTAATACGCCAGTGGTCAAATGGGTAACAATTCGGGTTGCTACCCCTGCAACTATAGAACCGGGGCCGACAAGTGCGCCAGTGGTGTCAAAAACCCTGAGCCGGTTGGCTGTACCTGCAACCTCGGCCCCTTGGCCGGTGAGTACTCCGGTGGTATCGAATGCCCTAAACCTAGCAGCACTCCCTGCAACTATTGCGCCGGGGCCAACTAGAACGCCGGTAGAAGTATGGGTGACAACTGAAGATTGGCGATCCGCCGCGCCAACAATGATCGACCCTTGGCCTGTTAAAGCTCCTGTTGTAGCGTGTGTTGGTGGGGCAAACAACCATCCAGTGTTACCGCCGCCATCGACGTTACCGTTGCTGGTATATGCCCGCCAACTTGCACCGCCAGACGCAGCCAATTTGCTGATGGTGTCGTAGCTGACAGACACCGTGCCGCTGGTCTGCACTAGGTTTGCTGCTGCGCCAGAACCGCCTGCATCTGTGTAATAAGTCAGAGTTAATTGGTTGACTGATGTTCCTGATAAATTAAAATTCGTAAAATTGTGCTGAGTAAATGGCGGCCCACCGTTACTGTAAAAGTCTGCTTCTTGAAATCGAATCGTGTGTGCGACAGTTTTGGTGCTGCTTACTGCACCCCAATTGTTTGTGTAGTTAGAACCGGGCGTTGATCCTGAAAATGTAAATGTTGTTGATGATCCAGAACCGGCAATAACAACGCTGGAAATTGATGCGCCTGCTCCGGATATGTAATTTGATGTAGACGCAGTGTTTAGATTAAATGTAAAGTTTCCACCAGTTGCAGTACCTAAACTGGCAGTAGCAAGATTAGGCAAACTTGGTGTATACGCTGATGTACCAAGTGAAACAGTCGCACCGGAATTAAAATTTGGAGTAGCACTGGCAATGCTGTAGTTAGCAGAATTAAATGTCACCCCGCTAGAAATTGTCAGGTTGCCAGTTGTTGACAAAGCACTTCCGAGCGTAAAAGGCCCAGCGGCTTGAAAATACAAATCTGACGATAAAAAAGCTACGCCATTAGTCGTAATGGTTGCTGAACTAGCCGCATTAAAAGCTATAGAGCCAGTGTATAAATTGGTTAAATTTGACGCCGGAAATGCAAGGCTACCTGCCACAGCAAGTGAGCCACTACCCGCAAACGTCATCACAGCATCTAGACCAGAAATGGTCAAATCTCTACAATTTACCGCGCCAGACTCTGTGACCGTGAATGTGGCTGTACCTACATTGCTGTTGCTATCAAAAATTACGTCATCAGATGAGGTAGGTGCTGACGCCCCCACGGTGGCAGACGACATGGTTCGGCTTGTAAGCGTTCCCGAGGCACTCATTGTGTAAGTGCCAACTCCACCAGAACCCGTGCCAAACGCGGTGATTGTCCCGATTGCCGTGTTGGTAGTGTGCCAAACGGTTTGTCCAATGGCGATAGTGCCACTGGCGACTGCCGTAACAGTCAGAAGTGTTCCAGCCCTAGACGCAGTAAAAGTTGCCGCAGTAGACGTACTGGCCCAATTGGTCGTGGCTGTGCCCCAAGTGCCTGTACCTCCGCGCCAGTAGCGGGTTGCCATGCTTTACTCCTGCGCCGGAATTTCCGCTGGCGTGATGGGAGGCGAAATCCAGTCTGACAAGCGCTGCACTTTTATGGCCTCAATCTCAGCGTCCGTCAACGTGTGATCGTCCGGCAGAACAATGGCGTCTGTCAGCGTGTTGGTGCCATCCGTAATAGTGAAGTCGAGCTTCACGTTACGCACTGAGGGCAGTGTAGGTCAGGCTAGAGCATGACACCGTGTCACCAGCAGCCACAGTCAAACCATTGGTCATGTTGATGTCAGAGCCAGATGCTGCTACCGCGCAGTGGATCACAACCGTGCCTGCCGAGGTCTGCAACGTGGCCGTAGCCACCGGAGAAGCATTGCCCGTGGCATTGGTATCAGAAGTGATAGCGTTGGCCGTGGCGGTGCCCGTCACAGCAGCAGGAAAAGCCGTTGCACTCAGCGACAAAAGGGCTACTGTGGTTCCCGGTGCGCTAACAGTTCCGGTGAGTCGAAAGGCCAACTTGCCAGAAGTGCTAATCAATGCCGTTACGGCGTCCGTTGCTGCGTTACGTGCCGCTGTGCTGTGAGTTACCGCCATTTTGAAGTTCCTTTAGTTTGTCTTCGTCAAGAAATCCGACCAATTCGTAGTTCTCTACCGTGCCCGTCTCTTTGCGCGTAATCTGCACTTGCATTCGCACTTCGCCAATCTGTCCGCTAAGCTCGATCATTACACATCCTCCAGAATAGCCGTCACCGCAACGCTGCCTGCAGCACTGAGCGAAATAGAAAGCGGGCCGTTTATAGGGCCGGTGATCAGTTGTCGCTTGCTGAGAGCATACACGCGGTACTTCTCTTCCGCCCCAAGAAACACTTGGATTAACGGAGATGCCGTCAGCGCAGGGTCACTGATGGCTGAAATCCACCGTAGCTGTACGCTCTTCCCCACTACGGGGGTGTACATAACAGTTGGCCCTGCGTTGGTAATAGTGGCAACTACGTGGGTGTAGTTTTGTTCGCCACTATCCAGCCCTTCAACGTAGCTTACGCCACTTACTGCCATTACTTACCCCAGCTTTGCACGTAGCGTATCAAGAGCCTTTTCAGCAGCAGCTTTGCGCTTCTCAAGGTCCATGATTTCAGCTTCCATAACCTTGGCCGCCGTAGCATGTTCAGCCTGCGCCGCCGAGGTGTCTGCTGCAATCTGAACACCCACTTTAGCCAGCACTGCTGCGCTTTCGGTGATCTGAGTTTCGATAGCGGCTAACCGTTCTTTGGCTGAAGCGTCCGCAGTTCTGGCTGCTTCTGCTGCCGCTTGCTTGGCTGCGTCAATCTCAACAGCAACCGCTGCCTTCTGGCTACTTACCTCGACCAACTCGGCATTCAGGGTTACAAGCCGTTTGTCGGCCTCTTCATACGCTGCGTCGATTGCCGCCGTAGCTTTGGTCAACTCAAGCCGCTTTGCTGCGAGGCCGCGCTCTAGGTCAGCTTGTTGCTCGGCCATGTTGATGACATCAGGGATAACGTCAATGACCGGACCCCATGTCGCTTGGAAACGGCGCAGTGCGCCAATGTCAATAGTCATGTTATTTCCCCGGCATTCCAGCTTGAACAACTGTAAGGGTGGCCGTGCCACTCGCCCAAATAGTAATGTTCAACCTAGTTGCAGTAACAGGATAGGCATAGTTGCCGTCCGAAGATGCAGTCTTTGTAACCAGCGTAGCATGGCTAAACCATGTCGCAGTAGCCGGATCAAAGTTCTTTGCAAACACATCGTCAAAGGTGTGTTGCACGGTGTACGTCAGCGAAGCGCCTGACGATAGAACTACAGCCAAACCCACATTAAAGGGGTCTGCGTAGGTGTCAAGGGGGATCGTCGCAGAAGCTGTCGCCGACCCCACAGTAACTCGTATTGGCCGCATGTTAGCCCCTAATTAAGCAGAAACAGGGACCGAAGTTCCGTCAGAGTTTCGCACGATATAGCTGATTTCCAGTATCCCTGCACCAGTGCCACCGCTGCCGTTGACTTGGGTAAAAGCAACAATTGCGTCGGATGTGCCCACGTTAGCAACCAGACTTGGGTTGGACGTACCCAAAGTAAAACCACCGCGCCCGGTAGTTCCTGCGGTAGTACCAGCGGGGGCCGTTGCGCTGTTGATAGCCGTGGCGTTCACAAAAAACGCAAACGTAGGTGCTGTGGTGGTGTACGCCGTTGTCGTCAAGAACTGAATCGACTGAATGGTCGAACCGGCGGGGATACACGCCAACACAGTCTGAGCAGTTGTATCGGCGTAGGCAACCGTTTTGAACTGGATTGAGTGTGTAGCACCGATGTTGCGAACCTGACCAGCGGCAGCACCCGCTACGGTGACTGGGCCAACAGTGTCTTTAACGGTGCCGAGCAGCCAAGGGCCGAGGTGAGTTGCCATTCCCATGATATTTCCTTACATACAAGATAAGTGCATCAATCGGTATGTCGTCTGCCGGGACAGTTTGATGCACCGGAAAGCCCGGAGTAGTTGCAATATATCACGTTTGGAACACACGTGCAATAAAAAAGGCCCCTTGTGGGGGCCTTAGTGGTAGTTAGTTCAACTCTACCGTACTTAACTCGATCAGGTCGAACCGGGTGAACCGAAGATGCCCAACGGATCGCTGACGCCAAAAGAATAGCGCTCACGAGCCTTATAACGCTGGTTGCCGGTATCAAAATCCCCGTCCATTGACGTAGCCAGAGGCATACGAACAAAGTGCTTCAGACCGTTTGGAACGTCAGTGGTTAGGAACCATGCATTCGTGTCGGTCAAGAAGTGGTTGACGGTATAGCCACCGGGGATCGAACCGTTGTTCTTCAGCGCGTTGATATCGTTGTCGGTAGTGCCAACACGGAGGCTGGTTTCCAACAGACGGGTAGCAACGAACATCAGAGCCGGGGGAACAATCAGCTTCTTGGGCTTGGAAGCAATCAGCAGACCGCGCTCATCCGTCCAAGCAGCGATCTGAATAACAGCCGCTTCAAGAGAGGTTTCGTTCAGGTCAGCGCCAGTGGTGGGGCGGTTGCTGTTGGTACTACCGTTCACCAGAGGGTGAGCAGTGGAGAACAGAACTTGGCCGTCACCATAGGTGGGGTTGCCAGAGCCGGTAAAGCCGGTGTTCAGGATGGCAGCAGCTTTGATCTGCTTTGTGTAAGCCATAGCCCGTGCGAGGGACTTGGTATAACGACCAGAAAGGCTGTCGTACAGGTTGTCTTCCATTGCCTCTTCGGTAATGGAGAAGCCCATAGCGATAGTCTCGTGGTTGTAACGAGCGGTCCATGCCTCTTGCGCGTTGTCATACGCGATGGCTTGGCCCTCATTCTTCACCGGAGCGGCGCTAAAGCCAGCCAGTTTGGTTTCTTCTTCAAAAGAACGCTCAGACGACTCTTGTTCATAAATTTCTTTATGCTCTTCGCCGTACCGTGCGTACTCCATACCGAACAAAGCGTTCAAGCCGGGGAGCAGTTCTTTAAGTAGTTGTGCGCGTGAAATTGTCATGATTTAGCTCCTTACAGGCCAACAGCGTTGCTGTAGCTGTGGTATCCGGGGTTGAACTTCACCAGAATGTCAGTGTAGGCGTCACCTACAGTGGAGAAACCAGCCATGTTTACAAAGCCAACGATGCGGAAAGCAGCGGTAGTCGTAACAGCGGAGGAGCCAGCCACAACAGAAGCCGTAGAGTTACCAGTAGAGGTGCTACCAGTAGAAACCGCGCTAGTGGAGAAAAACGTATTTGCGCCGAGAGCAGTCTGCGTGACAGAGCCAGCAGATTGAACTTGGAACACAGTGCGGTCATCATCAACCACAATAGCCACACCATTCAGCGCACCGGATGGGTAGTATTGCGAGTAAACCGTTTGACCTTGGGTGTTGGTATACGAACAGCCAACAAACACACCCACAACGCCGGTATTAGCGGTGCCAATGGGGAATCCATTAGTTGTTGCGTCAGCGCCCGTGGCGGAAGCGATTTCAACATAGCCCGTGGTTTTAACATACACCAAGCTACCGTTATAAACGTTAGCGGCGTAACCAGCGGGATCGAACAAGAAAGAGCGAGTGCTACCTGCATACGGTAGGCCACCCAACTCATTTACGGGTTTAAGCCCGTAGGGAGAAGCGACTGATGCCATTTAAGACTCCTAAGTTAAGTACCGCGCCCGAAAGATACCTTGGTTTGCCGCTCCCGGAAGAGAGGCATACGGGGATCGTTCTCACGCATAAAGTTGTTGTCAACTGAATTCATCTGCCCTTCGGATTGCTGTTGATAAAACGCATCCCGTTGTTTGACAAACTCAATAGGTGTTTTGCAAAGGATCAAGCCGCCGATTTCAATGCTATCTGGAACGTTAGTCTTAGCGCCCATTAGCTGAATCTCAGGATGCTCTGAAGCCTTTACTGGTTCCCAACCCTCACGCATCTTGGAGGAAACGTTCATGGGATCAGCGTTACCGAGCGTACTGGTGCGAATCCAACGAAAAGCATAGCCTTCTTCCGGGTGTGGATCAGGCAAAAGCTGTGGGGGCATCCATTGTTTTGGACGCTCCATCGTTGAACGAACTTCAGTATCACGAGTTGTACGGGGTCCAGTCATTTTCATTTCCTCATTTCGTTAGCAACCTGTCGGGCATACAGTTCCAGTGGAACTCCAAGCCTTTTGGCGATATTCACTTGTGTTTGCGTAAGAACGACTTTTCGGGGCGCAGTGCTTCGCGTGGCCGGTGCAACCACATTCTGTTTATTGGTGCGCTGAGTAGGAGCATCAGCGGTTTCCTCTGAGTCGAATTTCTCTGGAAACACTTGTCGCACACGAGCATTTACTTTATTGTAATACTCGTCTGATTGAGGATCAACTCCAGACTTAACCAACTTATTATGTAGGCCAAGTGCAAAGCTGGTCATTTCATCATCAGAGCCAAACCAGTCATTTTCTCGCTGCCATGCTGCTGCCTTTTGATCAGTAGTAGCATGTTGTGGTGTTTGTACCACAGGTTTATCTTCTTGTAAAGGAGCTGGTTTAAAGTTATTTACTCTTTCAGCCTTGATCTTTACTGAGGTCATTTTCTCCTGCGCGGCAACTAACGCATCGGAATCACCTGATTCGTAAGCTGCTTTATATTCGCGCTTAACCTCTTCCAGTTCATTAGCCACGACTTTCTTGGCTTGCTCAAGTAGTGCTTGTTGCCCTTGGTTCAGGGAACCTTTCAGTTTGCGGTTCTCTTCCGCAATAGCCTGAGCGGCATGAACGGCCTCTTCGCGCTCTCGCAGCGCAGCTTCTTTTGCCCTGCGTTCTTCGTGGTAGCCCTTGGTAAAGTGCTTGATCCGCTTCTTGGCACTCTCGGAGTACGCCTCAAGCTCTTCGTCAGTAGGGTCTACCGGCGCTTCAGTCATTGGTTTACGGTTGCGATCTGCGGCGGGGGTATCGTCGATAATCTCAACTTCAGGCTCAGGAGTTACAACGCGACCACCTTCACGGGGGTTCTTTGCTTCTACTTCGTCTGGAAACTCAAACGTGGTTTTTTCAATTTCAGCCATGATTTTTCTCCTGCTCACTAAGTTTTTCTTTTAACGCATATCCCATTAGCGGCCAAATCTTATCAATGGCATTAGCTCGGGCAATTTTTTGCCCAATATCTGCGTCAAAATTTTCAGGACTAGCGCAAGCGGACTCACCTGTTACGGTGTATCCGTTACACAAAACTAAAACGCAAAATGTCAATAACTCCAATGCTTTGTCACCCGCATCACCATCCGCCTGAAGAGCGCCTTCGGCTGCAGTAAAGTATGTTTCGTAACGAATGTTCCCCTCAATATCATTAGGGGTAACCCGTGGGGCTGTTAAACCTTTAGCTTGTATTTCCTGCTCAATAGCGTCATCATCGGTGCGTGGGGATTGAATGTGGTGCATGATTACTCCTTAAACGCGCTGGACGCCACGGGGGTCATCAATAGTTGCTTCAACAGAGTCATCATTAATGAGTCTGAATTCGCGCCCGTGGATTTTCATTCGCGTCCCAGAGTTAGGACGAACAATTACAAAATCACCGACTTCGCACGATGGCCCAGAAGGGAATCGCTTTTCGTCTTTAAACGCATCAGGACCAATCTTCATCACAAATAGCACGGGGGATAGAAGCTCCTCGTACATCATTGTCTGTCCTGCTTTAATTAACCCGCCCTCATACTCTTCCTTGGCTTCAGGCAACATACACAGCAAGTGATATGTCTTAGGCTCAGGAATTTGGCTGGCTTTATCCTCTGAAGTTTTGCCAAGCACCCCCGAAAGGTCCACGGCTTTTACATCAAATTCAGTCATCTTGAGATTTCTCCAATTTTCGTCGCAGGTCTTCTAGCTCGGTTTTTGCAAGGTTTAGACCGTGGATAACCCCGCAAATTCTTTGGTACTCACCAAAGTCCTTACAGTTACCACGTGTCAACGCAGTAACGTAGTGTTGCTCATGCTCGTTGAACTTCTTCTCAATCAGGTCAAGTTCAGTCATCTTTTGTTAGTGGTTTGTTGCTTTGCAGCATTTTTAAATGGGCCTGCTGTTGCTGGTGCAGGAGTTTCTGTTGGTGTACTTGACCGCCGTGAGCCATGCCTTGAGCGTGTTGCTGCTGGCCTTGCTGTAGCTCTTGGGCGTGTTTCTGTTGCATCATCTGCATCTGAGCTTGTTGGACTTGCATCTCTTGCTGGTGACGCGCAGCGATCATCTCTGGAGTCTCGCCGTTCCTCATAGCTAACTCATCTTTTTTAAGCTCTAGTTCTGCCTGTTTGATAGCTAAATCGCCATCGACCTTCTTAGCCTTAGTCTGGGCTTCTTGAGTCTTAATCTGCAACTCAGCTTGTTGAATCTGAACAAGCGGGTCTTGTGCAGCCTGTTGAGCTTGCTGTTGTTGAGCTTGCCCTTTGCTTTGAGCCAGAACCTGTGCCGCTGCTTGAGCCACGATCTTGGACAACTGAACTTCCACCTCTGGAGGTAAGTCTTCATTAGGCGGAGGCATTGGTACGCCAAGCTGCTCTTCAACTTTCTTCCGATAAGCAAACGCCAAATGCTCAGATACGTGAGCCATGATTTCCGCTTGCATCTTGGCTGCTTGTGGGCTTTGACCAATCTGAGCCATCAATAGCGGGTCTTGCATCATTGATGTATGTACAGCAATGTGAGCATCGTGGTCCTGAACCATAAATGCTTTAGTCGGTTTACCAGTGAGAAATGCCATGTTCTCGGATACTGGATCGCGGGGTTTCATGTCGTCTTCAACTGGGACTAGCTTTTCGGCGTTCTTAATCCCAAGAACTTCCAGCATCTGCCGGTGCAGTTGGGGTAGGTCGTAAATCTGTGGTGCGCCTTGGGCTAACTGGATAGCAGCTTGGTACTGCATAACCCGTTGAGCCATCGTGGAACTGTTGGGATCACTGACAGGAATGACCTCAACCATGTCGTAGTCGGACTGTTTAACTTTCCGATCTGCCCCATTAGGATCGTATTCATACTTATCCGGGGCGTTGTCCCGAATAATTGCTGCCAGAAGTTTAAACTCCTGTTTCATTGACGCATGAACCCGCGCTTGAACGGCGCTCATGGTTTTTAGCGTTCTTTCCAGCAGAGCAAGGGTAGTCCCGACAGGTGCATTAGCACTCATGTCGCTGATATTCATATCAGAGATGGAGCCTAGCCGACGGGCTTCGTCAGTAATCTGATTAAGAAGAGCCAACAGGGTTTGACTTGGCTCTTTATAAGGCAGAGCCATGATGTTGTCGCGTACCGTACCGGAGGCAACGTCAACATCTCGGAATTCACCCGGAGCAATGGGGGTATCGTCACCCTTAATCCGCAATCCCTTGGTTTTTAGACCACCGGGCAGGTTAGATAGCGTACCTGCATCGACTAATTGACGAATAAGGGACGTTCCTGCTCTAGCGTAGCCACCAATCAGGTTAATCAGACCAAATCCATAGGGTCCAAAGCCGGGAATGTACGTGTATTGAACAAAATGCTGCCGACGAATGTACTTTTCGTCATCTTCTTCCCAGTTTCTACGGATTGCAAGGACTTCACTGGTCCCTCGTTCAATAGTAACTACATAAGGCAAAGCAATTCCATCTTCATCTTCATAACCGGGCATGTCCCAGTCAACGTGAATCTCTAATAGTTGATACCTATCGTCATCTGTAACGCTATAGCCTTGCTCTTCGGCTTTTTTCTTCTCCACATCGGTGGAAATATGCACAGGTTCACCCAATTCCACATCCCTGTAGAACTTAGCTACCTGTAATTTGCGTACTTCGTTCTCCGTTTTACGCATTACATGGGTAAC